TGGATAATATTGTTATTAGACCATTTCAAACTTTATTAATTAATGCTTTTAATGAATTATTAGCATTTAATGGTATAAATCTTAATCTTTACTTTGTTACTCTACAACCAATTGAGTTTACAGAGCTTGATAATATTGAAACAAAGATTAAAAGAGAAGAAGAAACAGGTGAAAAACTATCATCACAAGAGAAAAATGATTTTAATGATGAAGAAGGTGATGATTTACTATCTCAACTTGAAAGTTTAGGTGAAAAAGTAGATGAAAATGACTGGGAACTTATACACACAGAAAAAGTAGAAGATACAGAAGCAGAATTTGACTTTACTAAACTTGCAGAAGTGTCAAAAGATGATGCTAAACCTAATAAGGTGTCTTCACAAGACAATTCAACATATAAGGTTAGATATTCTTATGGTCCTGTAAGAAATTCAGCAGATAGCAGACGTTTTTGTCAAAGAATGGAGCTATTAACAGGTCAAAATCTTGTATTTAGAAAAGAAGATATAAATATGATGTCTTTTAGAGGTATAAATAAAGAATTAGGTCATAAAGGACAGAACTATTCATTATTTAAGTATAAAGGCGGTGTAAATTGTCATCACTATTGGGAATTAAAGGTATATAAGAAGAAGGTTTCTGATAATAACCTGGTTAGTGAAGCAGAAGCAATAAAAGATGGCTTAAAAGAGCCTAAAAACGCTCCTGAGGTCGAAATTGCACCAAAAGATATGGCAAACAGAGGACATCATCCAAATTATAACAAATGAAAGCATTATTTATTACATTAGAAGAATTAAAAAGAAAATCCATCATTGATGGTAATGTAGATACTGATAAACTCATACAGTTTGTAGAAGTAGCACAAGATACTTATATACAAAATTATTTAGGTACAAGATTTTATAGTGCATTACAAACTCAAGTAATAAATAGTACATTGTCGAGTGTAAATGAAACATTAATCAATACATACATTAAACCGATGCTTATTTGGTACACACAAGCAACATATTTACCTTATGCTGCTTATCAAATATCAAATGGAGGTATATATAAACATAATAGCGAAAATGCAACTTCTGTTTCAGAAAGTGAAATAACTAAATTAACTAAACACGCTACAGAAACAGCAGACTTTTATGCTAAAAGATTTATAGATTATATGGATGATAATTTAGACCTTTATCCTGACTATATAGGAAGTCAAGATGGGGGAATGTATCCTGAGAGAGATGTTAATTTTACTAATTGGGTTTTATGAAAGATAACAAGCAGACATACAAGCCAAAAAAAGAAAACGAATTTAAATTAAGTAGTTATTTAAAAAAGATAAAAGATGTCGTTCGGTTCAATATATAGTGTAAGCTGGTTTGGAAACGTTAATGAAGCAAATGGATGGGGTATAATATATCCTTTTGATGCAGACGGCTCATACTTGACAGTAGATACGACATTATTTAGTGCAGATAGCACAACTTTAACAGCAGATGCAACAGTATATTAAAATAAATAAAAAATGGCAAAACAAGCAATAGGAATAGGTACTTCAGCGAATGACGGGACAGGAGACCCGTTAAGAACCGCTATGGACAAAACAAATGATAACTTCAATGAAGTGTATGCTTTATTTGGAGATGGGTCAACACTAGCTATAAGTGGAGACGCAACTGTATCAGCAGGAGCTTTAACAATAGCTAATGATGCTGTTGAAAACGCTATGATTGCTGATGACGCAGTAGATTCTGCTCAAATAGCAGATGGAGCAGTAGATACAGTACACATAGCAGATGACAATGTAACATTTGCTAAATTAGAAAATAGATACACAACATTAAGTGCTTTAGGAAGTGGAAGTTCTTTTTCCTTAGACTTTAGTGCAGCAACAACATTTACTGCTACTGCAAGTGGAAATGCAACATTTACATTTAGCAATGCAGTACAAGGACAAGTAATTGATTTAATCTTAACAGGAAATTATACAATTACATTTAGTGAGACAGGTTCTACTTTTAATTTAGTAGGAACAACAGCATATGATGGAACGACAAACAATTTAATTCAAATAGTTTGTACAGATGATTCAGCAGGTAGTAAAATTTATCATTACTCAGTAGCAGCTTATGCTAGTGACCCAACACCATAATAAATTAAAATAATAAAATGAAAGCAATAGAAATAAACGGAGAAATAAAAATATATAGTCAACTACCAAAATCTTGGGGTAACATAATCGGAGGATTTAACACTCTTTCAGATGAAGAAGCTAAAGAATATGGTTTTTATGATGTAGTAAGTCCTGATTATGATAATAAAGTTCAAAATCTTGGTGACATTTATTTTGATTCAGATAATGAAGTGTTTACTTACAGTGTTGAAGATATTGTTTTTAATGAAACTTTAGCTGAATTAAAAGAAAGCAAAATAGAATCTTTAAGAAACTACACTAATGAAAAGTTGGCAGAAACAGATTGGTATGTAATAAGAAGTGCTGAAAGAAGTATAGATATTCCTCAAGATATACAAGATGCAAGAGCAGCAATATTATCAAACCACGATACTAGTGAATCTGAAATAAATGCTTTATCAACTAAAAAAAGTGTAGTAAGTTATGAGTTTATCTAAAAGATTAATAGCAGGTGGTGTATCTGATTCTCCAAATTGGATAGGTGTTGCTGAATACACTGGTAATACAGGCACAAGAACCTTATCAGGTTTAAGTAATCCTCCTGACTTTGTAATGTTTATGTCCCAAGATACTGATTACCATGCTTTAGTAAGCAGAGACCATCCTGAAAAAATATTATACACTAACTATAATTATGCAATAAATCATAATGGGAGTACAAATTGTGTTAATTTTACTGATGATGGATTTGAAATTCCTACAAACACACACACAGATAATACTCAAGTTGGTATTAATAAAAATGGTACAGACTGGATAGCTTTTTCTTTTTATGCAGCTGATAGTTATGCATCAAATACAGATGGTACAATTACATCACAAGTGAAAGCCAATCCTGACATGGGTTTCTCTATTGTGAAGTGGACTGGTACTGGAGATAACCAAACTGTTGGACATGGGTTAAATAGTGAGCCTAGATTAATTATTGTGCAACAAACAAACCAAAATAATCCTAATTGGAAAACAAGTTTTAGAAGTGCTACACCTATTGGTACTAATTATTGGAAATCTAGTAATAATAATGAAATATTAGATGGTGGTGGTTATTCAACAGGAGGTACTACTGTTGGAAATCAAGCTAATTCTTCTACAATTATCATAGGAAGTGATGATGAAGCAGGTGCAGGAATTGGTGATGATTACATGGCTTATGTTTGGACTGATATTTCAAATGCAGAAACTAAGTTTTTTGAATATGCAGGAAATAGTAGTACAACACAAAGAAATTTTAGTTGTGGTTTTGACCCAAGAATATTGTTTACTTACACTAATGATTCTGGTTATGGAGCTATAGTGAATTATAAAAATGCATATAGTAGTACAAGTACAGAATATAAAATAAGTAAATATGCAAGAATGGGAATGGCATCAGGTACTGCAAATTTGAGTGGTGAAATAGAATTTAGTAATAATAGCAATAGAGTAGAGCTAAGAACTTCACATGCTTCATATAATAAATCTGGACATGACTATATGCATTTAGCATTTGGTAGTACTTATATAGAGGAAATGACTGTATCTTAAAATAAATTAAAATGAATGGATTTGAACCAACAATATTAGGAATTTCAGTGTACATAATAACAATAGCAGAAATTAATGAAGCTCTACAAGGACTTCTAATAATAGCTACGTTGGTTTATACAATAATTAAAATATTTCAATTAATAGATAAAAAATAAATTATGGTAAGAATATTTGAGTGGTTAGCACAACAATTTAGAAACTTTAACAACTGGTTTAAAACTAATTGGAATAACTTAATTAAGAAGTTATTGTTCAAACAAGGACTATAATTAAACATAGTATGTTAAAAGCATTACTTAAAATACTTGGAATAGGAAAGAAGGATGATATAAGTGGTTTAGGATTAGAAATTAGACAGCTTATAAAAGGAAAAGAAATAGACCCACAAAAGCTAATAGAACTACAAGCTGAAATTAATAAAGTTGAAAGCAGACACAGAACTGTATTTGTTGCTGGTTGGAGACCTTTTATTGGATGGGTTTGTGGTTTTGCTTTAGCTTATAACTTTGTATTAAGAGATTTACTTATATGGGCTTTTGGCACAGAAGGAGTACCTCCAGCTTTACAGATGGAACATCTAATGACAGTACTTGTAGGAATGCTTGGACTTGGTGGTATGAGAACATTTGAGAAATTAAATAATAAATCTAACTGATATGTGTAACTGCGACTACTGCATTTGTAAGTATATGTAATGCCTAGAAAAATAATTTCTACATACATATTTAA